TTAATGACTATGATATAAAATACCATGCCCTATTTCTAGTGAGCAGTTTTGGATATTTGTATTTATCCAATCCTGATAATGATGTAATCCCTGGCAGGGTCCCATATCTCCAATACTGACACATCCATAATCCACCATTGCCTTGTCACAATCACTACCTATGAAATTTCTGAATGCTTGGTAAGTACTTGATGAGTAATAAGTTTCGTCTTGACTAATACCTGGTGCATCTCCGTTAAACCGGTTACAATGAACAAAAGCGCCAGTTCGTCCTTTCTCTCCAATTTCATCAATTTGATGATCCCCAGAAATAGGATCGTTTAACAAAATGGTCACCTCATCATTCTGTTCTGTATTTACATTGTTACTATCATGGTGGCCCATATTCCCGTTGGAGCTTTCTTCCATTTTTTTATTTTTGTGATTCTTGTCCATAGAGTCTATAAATTTTTTAAAATTCCTTTCTTTAATTAATTCTAAATCAATAGTTTCTCCTTCCTTTATATTAATTTTCTTAGTTATACAAGATACCCCATCTTCAAATTCGACAATATATTTTCCTGGCTCCACATCTAAATTAAATTCTCCATGGTCATTTACTGTAACAGGTTCACCATTTATTTTAACTAAACCATCGATTGCAGGGTAAAATCTAGAGACTTTTTTATTTTTATATTCTACATTTTCCACTTTATTTTCTATGTCCTCCAATTTGTCTCCAAATTCTTTATTCTCCTCATCTGTAAATTTTTGAGTCAAAGATACTCCTGCAACTCCACTAACAGTCGCTGTACCACTACTTTCAGCTGCAAGAACTTGAAATGGATTGTTTGCAACTAACAATAACAGCACCATAATCAAAAATAAGTACTTTCTCACCTTCATAAAAACATCTCCTTTTAAATAGTGTCAGTACTTATTTCTACAAAAATAGGTATTTTCCTCCTTTTTTTAAAAAAAATCCCAATTATTATCGGAAATCATATTTATCTCTTAAAATATTTAATTTAATTCCTTCATTGTTTTTCTTAACATTATGCAATTGAACAGTGTTTTCATTTAGCCATTCTATTTCAAGATCGTTACCGCTTGGTGAAATCCAGAATATATTTTTTACAAATTTCCCATCCTTATATAAGGACCCAATATATGAATATTCAAAATAGGCCATAGGACCTTTATAATAATAAACCTTAATTGAATATTCATTGTTTTTTGGATCAGACTCATATACAACTTGATTATCTGAAACGTCTATTTGTTCAAAATTAATAGGCCCCCATATAAAGGATCTAATCCAAAATAAAAAAATACCTAAAATCAAAATTAGGATAATTTTAAACTTGTGTTTTTTAAGTAAATTCATGCTCTGCCCTCCAAATCAGAGATTACCATGTTTTAATTGTAAAAACATGGTATAAATATATTTTTTTACATCTATTTAAATTTCAGTCTAGTTGTAATTTTTTTTATAATCAACCTATCTTGTTAAAAATGATTCTTTGTCTTCATTGATTCTTTGATTTTTAACAGAAGCGAATAAACACTGGCAAGAAAAGAATAAAGAACGCTCTCGTTACTTTGAGGGGTAGGTCTGGCGCACGTGGTTTTATCCGCAACAAAGCAACTTTGGATGATATAGAGTAGCTTCGGCAGTTACTAAAGGAATGTGTGGAACAACTAAAAGGTGAAGGTAATACAGAAGAAACTAAATAAGCCCCCACTAAGGAGGGCTTTTTCTTTTGACTTTTTATTACAACTTTTCGCTATTAAGTTTCCGCTGTAGTGCTCTTACCATCATCGATGGATCACTGATAATACCATCAATTGGCGTACCGAGATACTGTTGAAGCTTCCTCACAGTATTGGGCCCAAGATATCCATCAGCATTTGCACCAATTAATTTCTGTAAGGCTTTGATAACCATGCTTCCGCCTTTGCCGAAGGTAATACCGCTGACAATCATCTTGGTTACACTGTTGTGCAACTGATTACTAATCACACCATCGACAACTGTGCCAAGTACCTCCTGCAATACCCTAGTTGTTTGCTTGCCCCACACACCATCAACTTTAAGTTTAGGATTGTCTTTGCTTTTTTTAGCTGTGGCAGACCTAGTTTTCTGCTTCTTGGCAGGCTTATGCTTAACAACCTCACCAGTCTCCGTGTCCTTAAAATCGACATTAAAATAGCGCGTGATCGCTTTGGCATGGATCCGCGCTACCGCTTCAACATATTCGCTTTGCTTACTACCGAAAATCAATTCAAATTCTTCACTGTTTGTCATAAATCCATTCTCCGTCAGAACCGCTGTCATGTTTGTCTCCCGGCAAATGTGGAGATTAGTCCAACTGTCTGGATTAGATGCATGCAAACCGTTTCCGTGTGTACTGTAACCTGCTACCTTTACTTCCTCTACAAACAATTCCGCCAACCGCTTAGAGTCTTCAGCAGTGTACCAGTAGAAAGCACACCGGCCACTAGCATCTTTTCCTCCTGCATTTGCATGGATAGACCATACCAGGTCAACGCCCTTCTCGTTGTAATAATTGGTCCGTTCAGTCAAGCCAACCTCCGAAGAGAACGGCTCCTGGACCATCAAGGTATCAATGTTGTTTGCTTGTAGCAGCTTATCCAGTTCCTGGGCGACAAGAGAATTGAAGTCATGCTCCTCATACACCTTGCCATTTTTCCTAACGCCTTTCCCTCCTGTACGATTATACGTATCGGAACCATGTCCGATATCGATTGCTACTTTTACCATGCTAACACGCTCCTTTATTTTGTTGTTCCTTCTCGTTTGTTCACTGCCAATTCGAACAAGCCAGTCCCGGCCAATCCAGCAAAGCCACCGGCCCACAGTCTCAATACAAGCTCCAGGTCCGTAAACGGATAGGCAGCTGCGCCGATAACAATGCCGGCCACAAAGCTTACAGACGGTACAATGTTTTTTGGAATAGTCACTGTACGCTTAGCCAGTTCCACCAAGGCCGTCACGATTGGCAAAATGACCGTTGCAAAAATCAATACGTCTTCCATGTTCTCACCTCCTTATTAGTCAATTAAAAAACCGACTACCTGGGGGGCAATCGATCTTTGATATCCTTTAACTCATTTATAACGACATCGTACTTTTCACTGAACTTTTCCAATAAGCTTTGCAATCTCATCTCTCTAGCCTGATTAGCCTTCATGACATATATCAACAACCAAACAAAAAGAGCCGCAAACGGCCCTTGAGTTAAAAAATATTGTAATACCGTATCCACGGTAATCTCCTCCATTCTAATGACCCTCCCCCAATAATTTGCCTCTCTCTAAAAATATAAAAAATACGCCAGAGTTATCTAGCGTATAATTTTTAATATGAATTTTTGACTTGAATATTAAGCAGTATTGTTATTATTAGCGATACTACAAATGTCTTAATTGCAAAAGAATGAATGGAAAGTAAGAACTTGCCAATCTCACCATAGGGACTACTCATATCTACTATGGTGTTACCGCCACCTGGAATGGGAGCTTTTAAATCTACTGTTACATATTTAAATAAAACTACTATTCCAGCAAAAACTGCTATAAGAATGAACAGACCTTGTGCTCCTTTTAGCAAATTAACTCTATCCAAAAAACCCCTCCTACCTTTATTATCTATATTATTTTAGCAACCCGTATTTGGCAATGATACAACAATACAAGCATAAAAAATACGACTATTCGGCGATAATCAAATCTTCGCGGCCCTCGGCGATTAAAATGGCATCAACGTCCGGCTTAAGCACGTCTGGCACTCTGTTATAGTCCCATTTGCCACGGATAATGTAAGTTGCAAATAACATAGCCAACATTCACTTACCTCCCATCATTAATTCAGTGAGTTCCATTAGAGCGATGGCGTTAAGCTCTTCGTCACTAGGCTTGTTTTTTTCTTCCTCACGTTCCTTTATTAATTGTTGTTGATACTCTCCGTCTTTTATTAATTTGTCGTCCACGTACTTGAAAATGACCGGGTTTCTTAGTAATTCATGGCCTTCGTCGACTTCAACCTCTATCTCATTAGGGATGTAGGATGGTCTATCACCATACCCCGTTACCCTGTCGCCATCGAGGAATAGATATATCTTCACCATGTTCCCTCCTAACATTCGAAAATGTATCGCAACACCACGTCGTTTAGTGGGGCATTATTGTTACCGTCATTGCCCCGTATATGGTCATTATATACGTAAATATATTTGGCGCCATGATCTAGATTATCACTATTCGGGGTTACGAAGTAACATCCTCCGCCCTCCAGTGACGTCATTCCGAAACGTTTGGGTATTATGCTGAATACCCAGTTAAAGTCATTGGAGCCAGAGCCAACGTCATAGTCGGACCATACTAGAATCCACCCAGTTTTGCATTCCGACAGCTTCTTGGATGGATATGCCTCTTGATCACCCTTAGGATATATGGACCCAGACCATAAATGCTCCATTAGGGTGAGATTTATTCCCTTCCACTGTAAGTCCCCACCATCAGATCCCCATGGAACCTTGAGTATGACATTATCCTCGTAATCCTGTATGTTCCAATAAGCCCCTGCAGATGCTGATGGTGGTGCGTGTAGGTTTCCGTATTTATCAAATGTAGCCCCAGACAAATGCCCGAATCGCACACCCTCACGCAGGGTTAGATCATCTGTACCACTCAAGAAACTATATAGACCTTCCTCTGGTGCGTATATCGACGGATATTTACCCATCACCAGCTGTGCGCCATCAACAGCATGCCAATAGTTGTTTGCCCCCCAGAATACAATGCGGACCGATACGTAATCTACCAGATCGCTTTCCCGTGAAGCAGGTATACTGAAAGTAGTGGACCTACGTACGGAGCTATAATCGCTTGGCACTTCTGGAAATGTGGTTTGCTGGAAAGTCTCGATAATAGTGCCGTCTATGTCATCATAAAGTTGTATTGATATGCGCGGGCGTGCTCCGGCCGATACATTCCTCTGTCTCCTAAAATGGGCACTGACAGAATATACAGTATCCACTTTGAATTTTCCTGCAGGTATAAATTGCGACACATAATCGCTATTACGCACACATATATTTTGGTTGCCAAAATCTACTGTATGGCTATTGTTGTCCAGTCTTAGCCCTACTCTTGGCGTGCCATTGCTCTTCCATAATGAAGATCTGACATTATTGCTATCACCGGAATTATAATCCAACCACATATAATCATAATTGACATTGCCATTGCCCCGTATCAACTCGAATGAATGATCTAGTATATAATTTTGCAAGCTGGCGATATTGTATTCCATACCCGATGTGCTATCCTTAAGCACGAAATTGCCATCCACTACAGATACATTACCGAATGTACCGCTAGGACCCTGCAATTCCCCACCGAAACGTACATTGCCATCGTCATCTACGACGAATTGGCCATTACCTACATTCAAACCGTTTAAGGACTTGATATAATCGGCTACCAACCAATTAACACCGAATGAAGTATTGGTGTCCACTATGTTTGGTCCCTGTGGACCCCGCGGACCTTGATCGCCTTCTGGACCCTGTGGTCCTGTCTCGCCTTCTATTTTCGCCCACGTGTAGTCGGAAGGGTCTGTGGACTCCGTTGCTGTCGTCTTGTTATGCGCCAAACCGATATATCTTTTACCGTCTGGATAGTTTGACATCCCATTTCCGTTTACATCATCAGCGTAACGTATCCAAGTAAAACGTGGCTGTCCATCTTCTCCAGGAGGGCCTTGTATTCCTTGGGGGCCTGTCTCGCCTTTTTCACCCTTATCACCTTTATACTTCGACCACGAATAGTCAGCAGGATCATCGCTCTCCGTTTGCTCTACATTGTTGTACGACAGTCCAATGTATTCCTTTCCATCTGGAATGTTCGACATTCCATTGCCCTGCTCATCGTCAGCATATCGAATCCATGTATAACGAGTTTGGCCGTCTGCTCCAGGAGGACCCTCAACCCCTTGCGGGCCTTCCGGTCCTTGTGGTCCTTCTACTTTCGCCCATTGGTAATCAGCAGGATTTGAGGACTCAACGGCACTTTCATTATTATATGAAATCCCCATGTAGGATTTCCCCGTTGGATTATCGCTCATTCCGTTTCCTAGCTCGTCATCAGCGTACTTTATCCATGTCCAGTACGTTTGTCCATCTTGACCAGGAGGACCTTGCACACCCTGCGGACCGCCGGGACCTATTTGCCATGAATTCGTTGCTTCGTCCCAACGTTTCCATAAGTCCTGGTCCGGATTTGAAGTATCAATCCATATTAACTGTTTATTCTCAGGTTCAGTCGGACCTCGATAAAACTTCTGCTCTGCATACTCTTCCGTATGCTCTTTGGACTTTTTTAAATTCTCTTCGGCTTGTTTAATACGTTCCTGTTCTTCTTTTGTCAGTCCCTCATTCGTATATTTTATAGATTTTTCTAATTGAACCTTTGAGTATTTTACGGGAAACTCTTGTTGTTCTACACCTGTAAGTTCATCGAACCTCTTTTTTATTTTCGTAATGAGAGTCGGTTTAGCCTCCCCGAACGTTCCTTCGAGTGTAAAACCATTCACTTCATGAATTTCCTTTAATTCAACGATTGGTGCAGCAAGCATAATCCCCCATTTTTTGTTTAGAATTGTTACCCGACAACCAATATCAAAGTCAACTTCATATTCGAAAGGGGTTTTAGCGATTGGCTTACCGTTAGGAATTCGATTAACTTCTTCTGTTATTGGAGTGAAGATTTGTGCTTCAAAGGACAGAAGTCTTCCTTTTTCTAATAACTTTTGCTCCCCTCGTTCCTTAAGTTGATGTTCAACTTCCTGATTAGTCTGCTCCTCGTCCTCACTTCCGATATCCCGAGCGTCAATAAAAGTTTCAATTCTTTCCAGCCCTTCTGCTTCTTCACCTACTTGAACTATTATCCTTTCTTCCCCTTCTCCAGGGCCTCCTACATATCCTACATTTTTGTAATCTTTGTCACTATCGGTAAATGACTGATCTTTAATTGTCCCGAATTCTGGAGAGAACACAACAGGGGTAAACCCTGATTTGTTTCCCTTCGTCAAGTCTTTCATTTCCATAACATCAAAAATGAATTTTTTGTTAGCCGTATCTGCATATACTGTCCAACCTAGCCCTGTCTGCTTGCCAATTGTTTCAAACTCGTCAGACACTACTTTAAACCGAGATTCCCAAGCAATGTGGTCACCACGGTGCTTATTAGGAGCAACTTCTATCATAGGCATTTTTCTTTTAGGATCCTCTGGATTAACAAAATGCTTTTTCACATAGTGCTTCATTACCGTTTCTGCATCACCACTTTTCCGATCATAACCTCCGGCATCATCACTACTTGGAACTGTTTGCCTTCGACTGATTAACCCATCTAACGTATAGCCAGTAATCTTCCAGTTTTCTGATGCTTTCCCTTTCTCATCGAGGGCAATCTCCCTAGTCAGAATGATTCCGGCTTTGTTTGCTTTTTTATCCAAAACTATTATATTGCCTTTCTTTAAGACTTCCGCACCGTCCATATAACGGTTAATATGCAGCTCAAACTCACCTTTTCCATAAAAACTTCTGGGGAACTGTAAACTTTCATATCTCTCAAACTCTTTTTCTAAATCAAGGTATGGAGTGTACACTCTAATAGGTCTTTTCATTAACTCCCTCCTTATGAAAGTTTAGCAACTCTTAGGCGTATAAGGTTTGGCGTTACAGGGTCGCCGCCAGTATGGAATACTATGGCTTTGAATTGTACTTCATCCCCTGCTTGCAAGCGATCTATTCCACTAGCAATCACAAAGTTATCATTCGATGAATCTAACACTTTCGCAACCATAGGAAAGGCTTCTTCTCCGTTGACGTAGACATAAATCTGAACATCAATTCCAACAGGGAAAGATATACCCCACCAACCGATTTCTGCCCAAAAGCTATAAATGCCCCTTGCTCTTGCAATGAATGTGGAATCAGAATTAATTTCACCTTGTGTATCTTCTATAATAGTTCCCCACGGAACCTCTCTTACTTGGCTTTGTTCAAATGTTACGCCTTGCTCGTTTATAGACTTGATGAAGGACTGATTAAGGAACGATGCCGTCCCATGTTCATCAATGGAAAGCGCCCTATAAATGTTATGCAATGGAATATATCCACAAACCGAATCGATTGTTCGTTCATCGGTTATCTGATAATTTTCAATATAAGATTTTCCCGCTTCGATTAACACTTGGGCTACACTCAATTCATAAATATAGCTGCTCCTAGTAAGAGACGGCGGAGTTGGGTTCGTACCCGGAATCCCCTTTTTAACATATGAATAGGTCTTTCTTTGAGTGGGAGTATTATCGAATGCAATAACTATGCGATCTATACGGTCGGTGTCAGGCTCCGCAATATCATGAATTAAGTCTTTGGCTGCTGTGTTTTCGTACATATAACCATTCGCAAATGCATATCCAGCTGCTAATGACACAGTCATATTTTGCTTTGATGATACAGCTAAGTCATCTAACGTATTTGTATTGGACACGCCATTACCGATAATTTGGGCATGAAATCGAGCGAAATCTCCCGCTTTATACTCATAAGCAGGTCCGCCTTCAGGCGTATTAAAAAAGTAGCTTCGTTCTACCATTAGTCTTTATTCCCTCCTATATTCCTACATATCTATTCTTCCAAGCGATGGATGCAATTGCGTTATCGGTTGATGAATCAGCCACATAACTTATTTCGTTCTGGCCAGGGATCAACTTAAATAGTTCCGAATAATCGTCTAAATAACCCCACGCCTTTTGAATAACGCTTCCATTGAGATAGATTTCTACTCTTTTGTTTTGTTGATTGGTATCTATATGCAAAACCTCGTCAGCAGAAAGTGTCCTCCAAATCCTTATATAATCTCCAGTTGTACGATTTTTTACCATCGGGTTACTTACGGGTCCCTGGATATTAATTTGAACTGGTGTTTCTACGTCTCCCTCGTTATAAATACTTGTAGAATCACCCTCAACCCCGAACTCTACTGGAAAATTGAAAGGAAATGTGAACCTCCCTTCATAAGCCTTTAAAGCTCGCGATACTTCTTGTGGGTCTTTCCAATATGGATCATAGCAAGTCAAAGAGACAGAAGAGGTCTGCTTTAATGGTGTCCTGTTCCCTTTTCCAGAGGGAAATGTAGGGATGCTATCTGCCTTTCCTTTTATGACTTTTGTTTGATAACCATCCTCATAAGTTAATGTTCCCTCACCAAGTTTAGGGTTGAAAACCCTGGCCAATGTTTGTCGTAATCCAGGCAAATCCCCGGGTGTGTTTGCCTTAATCGAGACAGTAAATGGGATGACCCTTTCCTCCAACCTAGAATCAAAAGGAATAGAACCATCTTGGTAAGGTGCTTTTTGTGACTGGTTATCAGCTTCCACATCACCTAACCCATCGATTGACGTTAAAAAAAATGGAGCCTGGCTCCCTATTACAATTGATTCCCCACGTGTATTTGTAAAAGTAATCTTTTTCATTTAGTCCAGCTCCAATGCTAAATCTCTTAACATCTTCTTTTGTCTTTTCGTTGACTCTGCCGGCGTAGACTCAGCGGGTGTAAAGTAATTGTGTATGTCTGCTCTCAAACCTTCTCCTCGAGTAGGACTCATCAGGCCAGCTATCTTTTCGCCAATAGCACCTAACACCTTTTTAGTTAATGGTAAGGCAGCTTCCGGTCCAGCTTCACCGAAGCCCTTCAATCCACCAGGTGTGTTGAAGATCGTCGGACGAGTAAATAGCGCACCTTTTGCATACCAATCAACACTTAATTTAGGTAACCCGTTCTTAATCCAATCCTTAGGATTTAAAGAGGCATTAGAAATCCCAAAGTGCGGAAGTTTGATTTTGGTTGTGAAATTGCTGAATGCTGATTTTATATCGCTGATCCATCCAGTCACTTTGTCCTTGGCAGTACGAATCGGATCCATAACAGCATTTTTTATTTTCTTAAAGATCGATCTAGCCTTAGAAAGAATGGACTCAAATCGGTACCGTAATCCAGTAACCAAACTTTGGGCTCTAGAAATCACATTGGAAACCATGTTGCTTATGGTTGATCGAATTGCTTGGCCAAGGGAACTGAAAATATTCTGGCCAAACGCTCTCATTGTGTTGAACTTATTTCGTACACTTGTAGCAAATTTCACTATCGAGCTAATCACTTTGGACACAAGTGATTTTATAATCGCAAATACTTGGTTATTTAGATTTTTGAATATCTGCACCGCTTTAGTCCAAAGACTCGAAAAACAAGAAATAGCTTTTGTAGCAAAAGCCTTGATTCCACCCAGGATCCTGCCAAACATCATGAGGTTAATAAAATTCCAAAGAAATTGGACAGCACCTTTAAAGAGCTGCTTTACACCTTCCCACATTTTGGAAAAATCGCCAGTAAATAAGCCGGCAAAAACTTTGATCAAGCCCATAATGATATTTAGAGCCCCGCGGATAACGCCCTCTATATTTGTCCAGACCATATTGACTATGGCCATAACGGCCGGCATGACCGCCTGTACAATGGTTAGTATAAAACCAAAACAATTTTGTGCCGCTGCTATAATTTGCGCTCCGTTTTCTTGCCAAAATTGAGTGATTTGGGAGACGATTTCACCGACAAACGAAACAATTCGCTGGAGCAAAGGCTGTATAAATGGCCATAAAACAGACCACGCTTGAATGACAATTTGCGACATTATCTGAAACCGAGCTATTGTACTCTGTATAAAGCCATTTATAATCTGCTTGATGAGATTTATTGCTGCAATGATTTGCTGAACCATCGAAGGGGATAATCCTAGTTTTAGTAACAAGGACGATCCTTTTGCCGTATCGCCAGTGAATAGAGCGAACAAGGCTTCCAGACCCTCTTTAGCCATACCTGCATATTGAACAAATTGGTCAAAGCCTGATTTAACACTGTTAAAGAATCCCATGATCTTACTGGCTTTATCTTCCCCAAAGGCATTGGTTAAAGTGTCTGCTGCCCCTTTTACGTCTCCTTTCGCCATCGATGCAACAGCGCTCATTACAGGGACAACTCTTTCTAGTCCAGTTTTAAATTTTTTAAATATAGGTCTCGACCATTCTCTTGCAATGGTTCCCATTGAGTCCTTGGCATTTGAAATTAAACCATTGAACGTCTTTGATTGAATCTCCATCCCGCCAGAATATCGATCTTCCATCAGAGCGAACAGAGCCTCATTAAATGCTTCCATGTCCGTGATTTGTCCCTTGGCGTTCACTACCTCGGATTTACCCATTTCAGCTGATTTTTTAATGAGCATGTCCTTTGTGATGCCAAACTCTTTTAGTCGTTCCAACTCCCCTGTCTGGGCGTCTGCTACAGCCTCAACAGCTTGCATAAGAGGTTTCCCCATTACTGCAGCCATGTCACCGGTTGTTTCTAACACATCTTGAGCTTTAAGACCATAAGACTCCAAACGAACCGTAGCTTCCATAATATCCGGAATTTCGAAAGGAGTTTTTGCTGCAAACTTCTCAGCCCAAGCTAATGTCTTTACTGCTTTTTCGCTGTCTTTTAATACAACAGCGAGAGTATTCCGGTACTGCTCCATCGAAGCATTGGCTCCGATAGTAGAGCTGCTTGCCCCGCTTACAGCCCTACTAATTCCTTGAAAAATCGCAATACCACCGGCTACACCTGCAGCTACTTTTCCTGTACTCTTCAAAAAACCAAAAAAGCCTTTTGTCGTTTTTCTGGCCTGGCTGTCATCTGCAGTAATTTTTACATTAGCCGATCCAACGTTATTAGGCATATTTCCAACCTCCCTTCTTCCAAAATAAAAAGCCCGAGATTAATCCTCGGACTTCCACCACACTCCGCTTACATACTCAGAATGCTCGCTATTATTTAATTGTTTTGCTGCCCGTCTAATAGCTTCCTCATAGTCTGGGAGCATAATATTATCTGCGTTTTTCCCTTCGTTAAATACGCCCTCAATAACTAAGGAAACACCTCTAAAAATGTTGTCTATTTCATTTTGTTTCTCCTGATATTTTTCTCTATCGGCTTGTTGATATTTCCTGCCTAGCCATTGAGGTGTTTTATCTAAAACGTAATCCTCTGTATAGCCAAAGTGAGAAGATACGATTTCAACCTTCTCAACTAGATCATCAATCAATTTCAGCCATTCGAGATAGGGTTCTGTATCGGTGCTTGAAGGTTCTCGTCCGGAGCTTGAGGTCTGAACTTTCTCATCAGCTTCCGGACGTTCGTAAAAGCCTTTTCTATGTCTGTTTTCTCAACATAGGTCGTGATGATTTCAAGCGTATCAAAGGGGTCTATTTGCAATGCTACTTTATCCGGAATATCTAGTAGGATAGACAAAATATGAATGATTTGCTCTTCCTTCAAATCTTCTAGAACAATGGCTACCTTCTCCGCTTCTGACAGGTCAGGATCAGCAATTGTTTTCTCATACTTGTCATAAATTTTATATCCGTCAATCGCCGCAAACTTCGCAATTCGGATAAGCTTTAGAGTTGATAGACGGGGGATATTAAAAAGTTCCCCATTTGAAAGTGTAACGGTGGCTAGTGGTCCCATATCTAGCGATGATAAATCAGCCATTTTAAAATTTGTCATGAATATCCTCCTATCTCACCTGGTCGATTTCGTAATAAACATTTTCGTCTGTTGGTGCAGTATCGTCAGGATATGCTGCCAAATTCAACGGCAGATACCTGGTGGCTTTCTGGAAGTTCTGCTCCTTGTCGTCTCCGGAAACTTTACATTTACGATACACGCTCATATAAAGCGAACCATCTTTTTTCTGGTTAATAAGTGCAAGCATAATCATTGGACGATCTTCTACAGCTCCATATCCGATACGTTTGTACCCGAGTTCTGTAATGGGCGTCACTTCGTCCGTCGCTGTATAAGACGTATTTAAAGGCTCTGCCAAATAGATGGAGTCGCTAGATACCTTACTGATTCTCTTGATTTCTTCGCCGATTTGGAGCCATCCACCCTCGCTAAACTCTGTCGTACTTGCAACTTTTAAGGTGGTAGCACCTGCAGCAACATCATTTGATAGCGCAGCTGCTGTACCCGTTTCCGGTGGCACCTCTTCAATGGTGCTGCCAATTAGAGCCAACTTTCTATTTTCCACCGTGTTCTGTGCAAGCTGAGTAGATAAAGTGTGGTTCCAACCAGTGATATCATCATCAATCGGAGCAATGGATTGGTCTACAGTTACATCTTCTGTTTCAAAACTACGGTTTACAGTGATACCTTCATTAGTAGCCCCAACATCTGTCCAAGGATCATTCAAATCATATGGGGATGAAAGGTTCATGACATCGCTGATTTTTGTTGGCGCCTCTGTTCCATAAGGGGCCCAAACTAACCGCCCCGGACCGCCAATCACTTCCGCCGAATTCACATTATAAATATCGTTAGGCATTTCCCTTCACTCCTTCAAATTTCCAAGTGGGATTATTCAAAAGCTTCTTTGCTTCTTGTTCCGTCACGTCTTTCCCTACAATAAGAGAGTCACCAGGATAAACAAGTAAATCCGCCTTTCGCTTATCCTCTCTTTTAAAGCGTAAATAAAGAGCCCCATTACGCTCATTCCTGGGGCCCTTGCAAACAAGTTTCGTTATTTTCTTTTCTTTTTCAGCCAAAGTTGTTCACCTCACCCTTCTAAATGTTCTAATCGCATATAGCACCAAAACTCCGGTTTTCCAGTGTCGTCATCTATGCTGGGAATAGGATTGGAATCTCTTATACAGGATATAACTCTTATTCCTTCCATCAGGTAAGCGTAGCGTTCTAACAGATTTATAGCTTTGGCCATGTTAAGCTCAGCGTCTATGTCAGATTCCGCTCTGCTAATCACCTGGATTCTGCTATAGCCTGTACCGCCGGCAGCTCTCAACAAGACGGCCGGATAGGTCTGTTCTCTCGGGAAAGAATTGCCGATTACCGGAATCTCCATCCTTACATCCAATAATTGAACTGCAGCTGGTATTGGGCTCACATAATCAATCATCCGAACAACGTCCTTTTAGCCTGCGTTTCTGCCACTTTGCCCATCCTATCTTCTGCATCATCTAAGGCCCTGGCGAGTATGTTGTACCGTTTTTCCAACTCTGTAGCATAGGACACATTGGAGCCTGTGCTAAGGACAGTCTTGCTGCTTCCTTCGTCTAATTGGTGAAGGACATCCGCTTCGCTTGCTGGAGATCCGGTATTATATCCAATAGAGTTAACATACAAGCCTGTATCAATGTGGTCATCGTTTCTTGTGATTAATTTAGCCTCATCTGCCCATACTTTGCCTGCAGCCTCCACCATGTTTTTTCTTGCCTCCCCTAGCTTCTCCGGGAACTCCCTTCGAAAATAGTCATAGGCTTTGCGATCAATCTTCATATCAAATTTAATATCACCCACATCGATTACTCCTTTTCCAAAGTGATTTCGTAATGATGAAGCGAAGATCGTTTATAGACCGGAGCAATGTCTTTCACTTTATAAACTCCTGGATAAGTCACTCTACCTGTCTTTTTTTCTTTGATGTCTTTAAACTTATGCTCATCCTGTATCTCAACGTCTCGATCGACAAACAGAATAGTTTCTACAATGATGTCTGTTCCATACTCATCTCTTGAAACGCGGCGCTTCATTTTATCTGCGCGACAACCCAAACCCTCTACTACAGGAACAAAATCTTTAATCGGCCTGTTATATTGGTCAGTACCAACACTCTGTTTTTCCAGTAGCTTGCATTCCATGTTCAGAAGCGATTTAAATCTCATCCTGTCACCTCGATGGACCAGAAACGCGAAAAAAGTTAGGAGCTGTAAAAGCAGGCTTTAAATCCTCTAAGATATTGTCCAGTTCCTTAATTCCGGTTTTTTCACCTGGTACTGCATTTTTCATGGTTGTAAGATTTTTGAGCTGAAAAGAGTATGACCCAATGGACTCTGAATCATAAGGGCTAGTTAACGCTTCTTTGATATCTGGCTGGTCCCAAAGCCATAAATAATCTACTAGATGAGAAGTAGCAACTTTTAAATCTTCTAGGATGCCAATGTCTTCTTCATTCGAATAATCTACTCCGGTCGCTCGGAATATCCATCTTTCAGCCCTCAATATATAGTTTTCCAGCTTTTCATTAGAAAGAGAGGAAACCTCTTCAAAAGAGGCCCTCTCCTTAACTTCTTCTGCTGTAGCAAACATGCTACTTCACCTCGATGATAAACCCAACATCAATTCGATCTTGCAATTCCGATGAAGGGTTTTCCGGAAGCTCTTTCACCTGTTTTCCGGCCAAAGTAAAACCCTTCTCCGCGTATTGGGTGGAAGGGTCTTTCAGTCGGTACTTTTTCTTTGAAGCAGAATCCTGTTGTTCCTTGTTTACGGATTCGTTGCTCTTTTCTGTGTTGGCAGAAGAAGTATCTGCAGTATTTGCTTCGGTTGTTTCCTCGGATTTGTCATCATCGCCATCTGCGCTGCCTTTTTCTTTTCGGAGTTTTTCCTGCAGATCCTCCAGTTGTTGAACCGTGTAGTCTTTGTTCAATTGCTCCGCATTAAAATTTTTTTCTGGAAACTCCTCAATAACTTCCTTGATTAGATCTGGTTTGGCCATTGGTTAACCCTCCTTATCTAGCTTGATCAAGATTTACAATCATCCTGGCATTTTTGGAAAACGGAATATAATCGGTGGACTTGGAAGCATAAGAGCCCTCCACCTGTGTTTTAACGTTACGATCATTTTCAACCGACAGCCCTTTGTATTCATATTCAGCAAGCGCGAAATCAGTATCAACCAACATGATGCGATTGTCCGGCATTTGGTCAGATACAAATGGCTTGGAATTAACCAGTTCAGGGATTTGGCCGTTTTTCAATTCATTCAAGAAGATAAGGTTACCGCTATCTTCTTTTTGAGAGGACCACTTTTCTGCAGTTGTCAGGTTCATTACAGCAAGTTTAGGTGTAAATCCGTACTTATCTTGCATGTACTGGCCGGCATACCACATATCGGTCAACTTGAAGTCATTTGCTGTCTTAACACCCAGTGTAGGAGCAGCATCTGTACCATCTTTGTAGTAACCGTTCAAAAGACGCTCAACCGCAAGATATTCATCTGTCCGCCCCATCCGTTGGCCACGCAATTGCAAATGCAGCTGTAGCAAATCGATATTCATAGACTTCGCTTCGTCAGTGATCTCCACACCAGAACCACGCTTGTAAACCCGAACTGTGTGCTTATCATCCAGCTTGATAACAGCTACTGGAATAGGAGCCGCTTGTCCAACCAGTTTGAAGTCCAGTTCTTCTTTATCAGGGTCCTCCATGGTGTAGTAGCCATATGTCATTTGATCAATCGGAATAGTCTTGGCAATCAACTGGTCAGCACGGCCAGCTTTTTGGAAGCCCATACGGATTCCATCTTCGATGATGGTATTGAACAATGGCTTTGTATTGTCATTCTCATACAAGCTACGGACGGTCTCAACACCGAGGTTGTTAATCCCAAGGGCTCGAACAGCATCCTTCAAAGTTACGCCCTCGTCTTCAAGATAAGCTCGGAAAAGGAGGGAGCTATCTTCCCTGGCAAGGGTATCTCCCATTACCGATAACCTTTTGTCATTCTTGGCAATATCCTTCATACGAGATTTCAATGCTGCACCCGTCTGTAATTCAACTGTGTCTCCGCGTTTGTTTTTAATTTTTTTGAATGGCATTCTCTATTTCCTCCCTTATGGTAGTAGAACTTCAACTTTAGATTTTCCTGCATCAACTAGAGCAACGTAGGTACCATTATCAACTGGGTTTCCGTCTACATCCGCCGCTCTTTTGACCCCGCCGTTTCCATCGGCAACAATAGAATCACCAATAGAAATGTCACCGCTATAAGTAAACTCATTGTTACGAGAAAAACTGTAGGCATATGCCCCTAGAGGTTGATCTTTGCTTTGAACGGCATGCTTTGCAACCAGCTGAATAGCGTCTCCGTCTTGGCATTTCAGGACCTGGTACTCTCCAGAATTATCTAGCTTTAAAGGTGTTCCTGCTGTCACGGGATTTTCTTCTGTTGCTTCAACAGCAAATACAGTCAGTGACAAGCCATAATCATCTGGTACAACTCCGCCTTTTTTAAACAACATTATTTACCATCTCCTTCATAAGTTTCTGAAACCACTACATCGTCATCACTAGGGACTCCAACTCCACGAGTTCCTGGATCATCTACCTCTGTTTGACGACCAGGTGTAAGACCATCCTTGGCCAAACGATTATAGGTTTCAATTTCGTCTTTGATGTATTCCAAGTCAGCTGTCCGTGTCAGCATCTGACGGTACTTTTCCTCGTTGAACTTGTCACCTTGCGCACGTACCCGGGCTTTCACAGCTTCATCAACGGTATCAGCAAAATACTGACGGCCTTGCTCCGCTTCTTTTTTGAGAGCCCTAACACCCTCTACGGTGGCCGCTTCCCCAAGTTCATTCCGTAGCTTAACGTCATCTGGTTGACGGAATGTTTCTCCCTCCCCGGATAGGACGTCGTACACTGATCGCTTTTCGAGTTTCCCTTCCTGGATTGCTGTTCTGATTTGATCTAATAGGCTCATATCTGTTTTTTCCTCCCTTTTTGGCATAAAAATAGCAGTGCTTCCTCTCTCAAATCGAGTCTGGAAACGCTGCTCTAACTTCGTGATTTTTTCTTCTGGTAATTCTTTCTGCTCTACATATTGCCTTGCTTTGTCGATATAGGCTCCAGGTGTTGAACCTTTGTAAACAGTAGATACTTCTCTGAGTCTCGCATCGACTACCCAGGCAAAAGACATTCGCCCTTCTTCGTCTTCGAGACCTGGTATATGTGGACATTCCCAGTCCCACAAATCTCTGCCACAGGATCCGCATCGATACCATAGCTTATTACCACCAAAGCCTACTGACATATCACGAATGATTCCGCCTTGAATGGCTTTGACAGTATCATCAGTCTTGTTTCCATTCAAAGTTAATCCTCGAATGATGTACCAGCTGCCACGAACAGAATTATAATCATCTCCACTTTCGGTAGCCGGCACCAGAATGCCTTCATAGGAACGGCCATATGGATTGGTGAAAATATTATGACCTTCTTGGAGTGCCACACCGTTTTTCAAGTCCTCTGAATAGTTCCGGAGCGTTGTTACTGGATCCATTTTTGTAAAAAAAGAGTCCATTCGGTCATTGGAACAATTGCCAGAAAAAGCGAAAATATCTTCTTCATTCAGTGGGTTTAAAGCAAACCGATTAATTTTCTCCATATCCACGTCCTGGTTATCGTCTACAGAAAGACGCACAGGCAAATGTAGCATATTAGTTTCTTCTCCCAACTTCTCACCCCCTTTCAGGTACTTTTATAATCCTCTCCGCCCTGTGCTGTAGGCCCTCGTTAAACTTGCTTAAGTCCTCAGCATTGAAGTCGAATTCTTCGGCCAACGTTTGGATTGCGGCTGTCACCAAAGCTGCAGCCATGTTTTCCTGATGTTGTTGTGCAAATCTAGGCAATTCTTCAAAGTTGTTATACTGTTGTTTTTTCTGGGCTCGTTCGGTCCTCCGTCTTTCTGCTCTATTCATTTAGCTTCGCCTCCAAATCATCTTCCTCGCCTTCGAGGATCCTTGTGTAAAAACACCGGCACTGGATAGTATTCTCGGCCGAAGCTCCATGAGAAGTATCGCCTGGGAACATCAACTCTTCACCGCCAACAATGAAAGTCTCCTCAAATCGAACCGTTTGGCCGTCAGCTGCAGCATGTGCATCCCGTGTATTTGGTTGGTGAGCACTATGCCATGTTTTTCCGATAACCATGCCAGATTGATAGTCTCCTTGGAATTGCCCTGCCCTGGCAGCAGAAATCATTTCAGTTCTGGCAATAACCGCTGAACGTGATTCGCCGAAACCGTAATGGACTTCTAAAGCTTCTACAGCCTTGGCGATACTGTAGTTTCCCTCTTCCACTACATCCCAAAGTGTCATAATCACATACTCGTCAGTAACGCCTTGAATTAATTCAGCATCCCTTCTGGATCGTGCCTGCAACCAAGTTAGCAACTGCTCATCTTTTTGATCAAATTCAGCCTGTGGATCAAGTTCCAAGATCGAAGCTTCACCAGCTAAAATAGCCGCCTGTTCTATCCAGTCGCGGCCTTCTTCATCCCATAATTCCAACTGTTCTTCGGAATCATGGAGGATATTCACTTTTACCCACTCTTTAAAAGCCTCCGGAATCTCCTGTCTGTCATCATCTGCCCTATTTCTTTTTAAGAACTGATAACTGTCAACTAAGACCCGTGTCGGTGGAGCGTCCGCCTCTTCTATTCGTTGGATATATGTTGCTTGCTGGTCTTGCAGTATTTCATGAAAAGCCTTCTTGGCATCTGTTGTCAGTTTTGCTACATCGGAGGCCCAGTCGGTTTCAAGTTCCTTCGCAAACTCATCCTCCTCATCCGTATCGGCCCGTGAGGATTTCGTTTTAATAGTTCTCGCTGCGTTTCTGCTTTGGCGAGACCTGTTAGTCCTGAAGGGAGTAGAAGGTGCCTGCGGCTCTCCTACAGCTTCATGTCCGACTGCCGATACCGCTGCTTCATCATTATCAATCCATCCCTGTTGTACCTGCTTAATCAACATATTGGTCTCTGTAAGAGCGGCTTGTGCTTCTTGCCGTCTATCAGTTGTCCTTAGCTTGTTGAAGGTTAACCGAGACCTAGCATTTATACCATTGACCCTTAAAGATAAATTATAAGCCCGCTCCATGACACGTTTAGTAGCCCTCTGGATGCTTTCAATACCGGCAACATAGATTTGCCACTGCACGGTACCATGTGTTTCTGTAGTCCCTTCATTCCTCCCCAGAAGAATAGGAAGCTGCTTCAAGGAGGTTACGACTTGCTGATTGATTACATTAATTATCTTGGAAACATCCATCGATTTTCCACTAGTTCCTCCGACCATGCTGACCTTAACAGCATCTTGATGAACGAAATTATCATCAGGCTTTAACTCTTTAAAGCCTTTCTCAATGTTGTCGATGAAGTCATTTACAAACCTTTGCACCGCTTCCGGGCCTTTCGCAGCTACAGATTGAGGTAGACTATTCATGATTGCCTCTTCAGCAATTGAGATATCATACCTAGCATGACCTTGGTGATGGGCGACAGCCTTTAAATCTTTCAAAACTTCTACCTGAAAGAAAATAATCTGCAGTACAGGAAGTATTGGACTTCTCCCATATGGATCACCGATGTCTGGATCAATAGGATAATAGAATACTTGCTCCTGATTAAGTATTTTGTAAGTACCATCCTGTTGCCGTTGTACCAGGTCCATTTCCCCTGTTTCCTTGTTCTTGCGCCAGTCAAGTGTAGACGGGTCCACCGCATGAAAATCTACAACATCATTTAGTCCCTCGTTAAGTTCCACCTCGAGGGCAATGGCTCCCTGCGTGTAACCAGTAAGGTTAAGAACGTTGATAAGTTGGTCTGCTCCGCCCCCGTATAGCTTTCCAACACGTTTGGCCAAATCATCCAAGATATTTTGCCCTTGTTTATATTGAGCTCCCGATGGCTTCAGACACTCTAATTCGTGCCCCTGGTTACCTAGCCGAAGAAAATTCCAAATGGCCATCGATGCGTCAGGGTTAAGGTCCCTGATCAGTTGCAGGGATTCCATTACATCTTTATTTCTCAACTGATCACGCCTTACAAGGCCCTCATACCAACCAAATTGCTTTTCCCACTTGTCGGTTGTCGCCTTTCCACTTTCCAGTCGAGTTGCAACAGCTTGGCGTAATCCTGTGAAATACTTTTTTGCTTGCCTTTTGTTTCGCCATGCCCGGTATGTTTGTATTGGTCCCATTCATTCACCACCTTTCAATTACCAGCCGCCAATACGTGGAACCGTAATATATTTCAGCGCCGGCATATACTTCCTTAGTTGAATAGCAATGGCCAAGGCCATCACCAAGTCATCGTGACAACCTGACTGTGCCTCTTCCCTTCCCTTCTCATTTACGATGAAGGTAAATAGCTCATTTAAAAGCGCTGGGCTGTTTAGTATCATCGATTCCTCTCTCATGACTGTCCGCAAATCAGACATCATAATTGGTCGGGTTTTCTTATCAGTCGGCCAGCCTGGTACTTTTTTCTCCTCGCCATTTGCAGAATCATAATCGACATGGTGATATAGATTTTCATAGCCAACCTGGTTGATTAACGTATTAAGAACGGAGTGGCCATGGTTATTCCTCTCCACCCCAATTAGTGCCGTATTGTAATACCAGCCGGCAACGGCCAACTTCTTCCCGAAGATATCGGGATCCCAATGCCCGTGTATCTCGGCAACTTGTTCGTTGGTTTCCCAATCGATAACATGAGCTGCTGAATAATCTCCATTCGCTTTCCCTTCTGCCACGTCACTGGCAAGGACATATCGATGTCCAGGTTCCGGCTGCTTGAATATCTTAAGTTCCGGACTTGAAGAAGTGGTCTCATAAACGCTTCTGCTTTCATAATCAATTTCATAAGCGCCATAAGGATTGTTCTGTACCTTTTCCAGCAGTACCTTCAGCTTGCTCATATTAAAAACAGGACGGCCAGAGCTTAAGAAGCAGCTGGTATCGTCCTCGGGATATTCCTGAAGGAAACGTTCTTCTTTCGAGAGCCCGTCCTTCTCTGGCATTTCGGATATCTTCCAACGGCGCCATTTCAGTTGCTCCGGAGTAAGATGGTATTGATCTACAATTCGCTGCTCCTCTTTTGTTGGGGACAGCTTCTCCCCTTTCTCAAGTGACAGCTGATAATCCGGATGGTCAAACCATCGATAGAAGTGCGGTTCCCATTGAACTTCGCCCGCCTTCGCTTCCTGATAGGTACGATAAAAATAATTCCCCACACCATTTGCTGTAGTCTCCAGGACAACACGGCCATCTCTTGGTACCGCCTGCAGCAACCCAGTCATTAGTGTTTCGGGATCCGGCCAGAAGGCTACCTCGGAACAATGGAGATTGTTGATTGTGGAACCACGACCGAAGTCTGTACTCCCTGCGGTACCCACATAAATCCGGCTATTTATGGATTCAAAATAGTATTCCTTCCGGTTGCCGTACTTAGGCTTGCTTCTACCGTCATTAAGTTCCTTTTTCTTTTGTTCAGGCAGGCTGTTATACATAAACTGGACAGCATCAAATAGCTTTCTTGTACTGTCTGCATCATGTGCAATAATGACGGTTGTGGTGTTTGGTGTGTTAATCGTATCGTCAAAAAACTCCGCCAATATGAGCGTGGAAAAACCCAACTGACGAGGCTTAAGGATAATATCCCTTTGTGTCTTATCCTCCCAATAAATAGCCTGAATAGGATTGAATTCTAAATTGATTACCTCTTTGTTTTTTGTCCGAATAAACAGCTGCCTATTTATCCGTTGCTTTGGCGTTAATGTTTCTTTTTCTGCAGTATGCTTTGCTGTTTCTTTTATTCGATCATGGATATTCGCTAACACATCAGCTTTCACCCCTTAGCTGCATCTGCTGGTCAACGAGCTTTTGCATTCGAGGATTTGCAGCAACCTTCTGGATGGCTTCCTGGTATGCTTCCTCATTTGCCTGTTGAAATAAATCCATAAAAAGAGAAAGGTACTCTTGAACTAAACTAAATTCAAAAGCCCTTTCCCTTAGGTCAGCTAGGAACTTGCTGTTTTCCCTCAGCTCCCTGTTCAGTGAGGTGATCTCCGTTACCTTACGACTTAACTCTCTTGTCATGGCTGATTGGAATTTTTCTAATTGGTGAGTAATGTCTTCTTCAGCCATCAGTTTTTCAACTACCTGGTTCACCAATTCATCCATCCGATCATTCACAAATTCCGGTAAGTCATCCAGCAACTCGAAGCGCTCTAACAGCTTTTCTGTCGTCTTATACTGGATCTGTATAATGTCCAGCTCCTGGTTAACTGTCTTCAGGACGCGCCGGCGATCCTGTTGGATGACCTCCTTCTTTTGCTGCTGCTCTTTATTCTTTAAAGATTCGACATATCGGGCAATTGCAGTATGAGAGATTTTCTCTCCGGCCCATTCCGAGCACTCCTCTGCAAGTTGCCTGACTGATTTCCCCTCTTTCATACCTGCAGCAACAATCTCCTGGCAGCCGTGTTTTTCGATTTTATTCTGTCTCGGCATGTTCCGATACACCTCACTTTGTAACGATACATTTTAACGTTACAGACCAGACAACGATGGGGACATTAGATGAAGTTATTATTCTAACGCCTTGTATCATTGTCTCGTTTGTAACGTTACGCATAGAAAAAAGCACCCCGGTTGGGATGCTGAAAAGATTTACGCCTTCAATAAATTATATATTGATAAGATATTATCCCTGCATTCTACTTTTTTGTTTCCTAAATCCTTATCACTATCAAAGGTATAATTCTTCCCATCATTAAATATAACCTTCATCCAACCTTGACCATTAGCATTAAAAATTAGCTCTGTTTCTGCTATGTCTCTGAAATTCTTTACAACTGTTCTAACTGCTCTTTGTTGGTCAAAAGACATTTTAGTAACCCTGTCTTCTTCAAATATATAAATTTCCACTTCATAAAACTCATGACCACCGAATAGGTTCTTTGCATAAAATGCTTTTATCTTTTCTTCTTCTACCAGTATTTCCAATGACTCGAGTTGGTCATCAATTCTCAAATCGCTAAAGCTGCTTTTTCTCATTAATTCTTTAAATCCTTGATAATCAATCCTCAATCTTTCAACCCCCTTACAACGTTGACGCATTAAATAAGTACTGGTATATTTCATCAATCGATTCAGCTAAATCACGAGAATGACTACTCTCTGTATCCGTGGACGAGTCTAGCTTTATAGGATTTCCTATTCCTTCGACAGATAAAAAAAGCTTTCGCTGAATCGTGAATCCTGAGCTTACTATCAGTTCTAGCTCTTTAATTCGATTATTTTTTATGGTCAGGAAGCTGAACTCGCCATCACTAAACTGAACTATGATTGTTTGATTTTCACAAAAGAAAAACAGTTCCATATTCTCATCTCTGTATATACCTTTTGGGTAGAAATACTTTAACTTTGCTTCTAGACCTAAACGTTCAAATGTCTCTACGAAGTGTTCTAATACCCTAAGATTTATACTGTTTTCAATTGAGACATCAGATAGCAATGTCTTAAATTCGCTATACTCCATATTTCTCACCTCCCTCCTCGTCGAACTACTTCGACAAAAAGGGAGTTTTTTCCTTTAAGCTCCCCATATTTGCGAAGCAATATACAATGAAAGAACAGAACCACCCAACACACAAACAATCGCTATCACTCTCACTAACTCTTTAACAATGCCTTTAGGTATAACTGAAATAACTATTAAAGCTATCACACATAATACAACTGCTGTTATACCCATAATAATAAAAGGGCCAGTGACTTCCCATAATTGGGACCAATCAAATAACTCTACCTCAAAATCCATAGTATCCCCCCTTATTTTATATCGGAGGATAGACACTTTTATTAAAAGGGAAAGCCCCAATTGGTACACTTGTTTTATTCACCAAAACCATAGTAATTTTTAATACCAATCCACATCGTTTTTCCATAGGTTATTAGGCTGTCAATGGTCTGGATATCACTATTTAATTTATTTGCTTTATCCATTACTTCTCTGTACTTAATGTCTGCCTCTTCCTCAGTCCTTACGCTTGTTATCTCCATTATACTTTTTAAAACTTCTAAAACTTCTTCTTGGTTTTCTTTATTCTTTTGCACAACAGATATTAAATTACCGATATCAGCAGTATTGCTCTCTATATTTTGTAGTGTTTGGAGGACTGCTTGTTCATAATCATTCTTCATCTTTAAGGTTTCTTGTGCAACACTTTCTAATAATCCTGTATTAACCATACTTGCCACACTAGGAAGTTTAAAATCTTTTGGTACCAAAGGTGTTTTGAAATCTATTTTATTTCTCACATCATCAATATTGGACATTTTCATACCTCCCTTAGCTCAATTTTACACCAACAATAGGAAGCTTTGTACTAGTTGTTATTAAAAGTGAAATTCTAATAACTAACATATTAAAATTAAATACTTTAATAGACCTCCCGGTCTTATTCTGTAATTCTATTTATATTTAGTGCTCTATCCAAAAGCCCTTTCACTAATAGGTGGCAAGTGTACGTCATTTGTACGTCAAACTAAGCGATTTTTTTAACTTTTTTTTTGCGCGTTCGACATATTGTTGCACTGTACGTCTGCTGATGCTTAATAAATCAGCGATTTGCTGATAACTGAATCCCTGAGCCATATGCATTAAATAACATTCTCTTTCTCGGTTGGAGAATTCCAGCAGCACGTCCACCAGACGTTTTTTTGTTTCTTCAGTTAATTCTGTACTTACGGGATCGAAGGAAGGCAGAATATCCATTTCCATATAGGCTGAACGCTGGTAAGCAGCTCGCCTATCCAGCCCTCTGCGGTTACCTGGTCGACGGCCTTTTTTTAGCCAATCGAGTGAATAAGTCATATCGTTAATCATACCGTTCACTAGCTTCCTGTCCTCTTTAATTTGAGGACTTTTGCCATCGAGGGATTGCTTTAATTTTTCTAATTCATTGCGGCCACTCTTATATTCATCGATCATATCATCGATCCAAGATTTCATTTCTTCCATCCCGCTCCCTCCTTGAATAACTCCTCTGCATATCTACTTCTGGTGACAGGTTTAGATGTATTGCCAATCCGCCGGTATTCACTGTATTTAAAATAAATGGAGTATTTCATAACAACACCCCACTTAGGACAAATGCAGCAATGGATGAAAGGCAAATGAGTGTTAGATTCAACTTATTTTCTTTACTGCTCTCTTCATCCGAAACGATGTAACAAAATGAAACGATAATGACTAACATGAGTAAAATCTGAAATGCAATAATCATGTAAATCTCTCCTTTAGTTGCAAAAATTAGTATGAAATTGCAATTTGGTTGCATTCGCAATAGCCTTTTGAAAATATAAAAAAAGACACCAACTAAGCAGCTGCATGTGCAACTTACTTAATCAGTGTCCTCAGGCTTTCCTATCTTGGACCTATGAAATTATTTGAAAATAGTCTTTAGGAATTCCTGTTACTTGGTTAATAAAATGAAAAATAGACTTTAAACCAACCTTGTTTTCCTCAAACTTAGAGCAATAATTTAGAATTTCTTTTTCGTTATAACCCTTTTGATTTAAGTCGTATTCCATTAGTAGAAAGTCCATACTTCGTAAAATATCATAATAAGTAAACGGATTTTTTATAACTCTGGATAGCAAATCTTTTAGTGCTTCAAAGTAACTTGGTGGCGCGATATTTATCATATCTTTATCAAACGAAAATTTTGTGTCCGGAAATTTATCTCTTACCAACTCATAAGCCAAAGAATAGGAAGCCTTTAAGATTTCATTTCTCCTTTTTAATGGAATATCGCTGGAAAGAAGACCATCAAGAAGCTGTGTATTTCTCTCTTCTTCAGAGAAAAAATATAATTCTCTTGAAATGTTTAGTAATGAAAGAGTAAATAATATAATTAATTTATATATGCTCCACATAAAAGCCTTTGAATCCTCTTCTCTCAATGAAGGGGGGGTTTCATTATTTATTGTCTTTAGTGCAGTAATAACTTTTTTCACTTGTGAATAATAGTCAATTGCCCAATAGTCTGATGAAATAAAGTTAGCTATATCTTTGAAATGTTTATTATCTGGTGAATTTAGCTGAGAGAAAGTTTTAATTTTATTGTTCATAGTATCAGGATTCCAGGAACCCTTCCAATCATCTTCTCCAATACCATAGGATTCTTCAATTTGAGATAACATATCCCTATCAAATATTTGAATAGAAGAATCTCTCGCAAAAGTTTTTACTGTATCTCTAATTCTTTTTGTAATAAAAATCGCATCATCAGCATCGACTTCTTGTTTAACACCCTTTATCCACGAAATTCTTTCTAATGGCTTCGTAAACCCACTTTTGCAATCCAACCAAACTGATTTTTTTCGAAAATCTTTATGTATATAAACACCATATACATCTAAATCAGTTACAACATCATATGCATCTTTCAAACTACTTTTAACTATAACGCCTTGAGTAGTGTAGTAACCCATATGAAATAACAATCTCTTTGCTCTATATTCTAAGTAGTCCCCTTTATTAAATCCTTTTTGTTTTTTTCCTTGTTCTTTAGTCATAATACCTCCCCCAATTAAATAGTTTCGCCTCTCACCGTTCTAAGTAAGTGGTCTGTTGCTTCTTTTATATTTTCTGGTGATTCGCTATAAGACATTCGAATTTCCTCAGGTGAAATGAACTCGCCCTGTGTGTTAAACCTGTTAGCGTTAATAGGTTCAACTTCTGTTTGGATATCAAAATTTGGCTCGTTTATTATCTTCAGAGCTGCCTCCCCGACATCTTTTTTAAGTAATCTCATAAAATATTTTCCTTTAGAATCTGGAATTGTCTCTATTATTCCTTTTTTCTCTAAAAGTATGTAATCTGTACCATTGGCGGAATGCGGACCTACTTTATCTCTATCAATTAAAGCTCTTAAAAATGAATTCAGATCGTGAATCTTTGAATACTGAGTATATCTTTCACTAAAACGCATAGACGCCAGAAGTATTTTAACATCATCTAGTATATCGTCATTATATAAACCTTCACCTATAAGGTTAGAGCTAAAACCAAATTCTTTTTTGATGCCTCTATTAGTTGCTACTATAGTAGGGTTTATTATTCCCGTTTTTAATGCAAGGTTTAATAAATTTGGTGCTATCGGAGGTAAATCCTCAATGGGAAACCCTTGTTTCTTTTGTATAGAATCTATTAGAGCGGTTAGATCATCTTTATCAGCTATATCTAGATCCTTGATGCCATAAGCAATTTTATGATGATTGGTCCCCCATACATACTCGTTACTATATATTGGTTCCTTACCTTTATCAAATTTTTGAAGCAATTTAAACTGTTGTTGTATTGCACATGAGATTTCTATATCCTGATCTGAGTAACCGAGCTTATGAAGTTTTTGCATCAACTCTATTTCTAATTGAGGTAACTTTTTTGTTTCACCTAAGGAATGAACCGCTATTCTCTGAATATCCGATGGATTTTGGTATTCAAAAAGACTGCCGGATATATTAAGTACGTCCTCATTAGTATATACATATTCTTCTATTCCTATAATCTCATCATAGGTATTTCTTTTTACTTCGATTTGTTTATCAGAAACTTTTTCCAATACCGGAAGAATATTGTTTAACTCAAATCCTCCTATACCAATAGTTCCTGCCATTTTCTTTAATTTTGGCATTGATTCTATTTTGTTGTTACCTCGTAACATACCAATTAACCGACCTGCTTTTCCAGAGACATGAAGAGCATCAAATTCGTCAAAATTAGCGCTATCACTCTGATACTTTTTTAAGTGTTTTTGTGTTGCAATTGACCAATAACCCACATCTTGTGTACTACTCACAGGAAATCCCTCCCATTTTTTGTATGGGTCTATTATAAGATTTCCTGTGGAAATTTGTCTATTTTGACTTAAAAAAGTTCCCCTTCCTCAAATTTTATTTTAGTCGTTTTTCCTTTAGCTGTCTCAATAATAGTAGAACCATGTTCAACTGCCTCAGTTACCTTTGCTCTCCCCTGTACGCCGTCTAAAATTATAATTTTCACTCTCCCTCTCTCTATTTGCTGTGGAGCAATCGACATTGTTTCTACTTCTACATTTAATTCTTTAGATCGCACGTAATAATCCCCCATATTATATAAATGTTTAAATTGCCGGGCGTCTGGTCGTTATTCATCCAATAAATCACTTTACTTCTGGTCGAAAGTCACTTCCTGGATGAATACTGAGTGATATCGGCTGCTGATTGTCACGATGTTTTTCTAATATTTTGGTAGCTTCAGCCCAAGAGCATTTATATTGATTTTGAATCGATCGGCCATAATCGCCCCATTGCTGCTGCACTTTCTTAAATGCTTTACTCTTCGGGCTGGAAGTGCAGTGAACTGGTGAGATAAGATCTTCCGGAATGAGCGCTTGTACCAGGATATAACCACTGTTTTTCTCTCCCGTTTCTTCTGGTTCGATGTCGAAAATACTTAGTTGCAGCTCCATATTTTCGATAGGAGGTTGTTCCCCGGTTTTTTCGAATGTGATTGAATCTACTTTATCCGGAGGTTCATTAGCTGCTTTTTCGACCGTTGAGTCTTCAGCTATTACTTCGAATCTATCAGCTTGGAAACATCCAAAATGCGCGCCCTTTCTATTGAATTTAGAAACATAGAAAGCTGTAGCGCCGTTCGGAAAAATAAAATATTCCTTATTTTCCTCAAGTAACGCTGATTGTGACGGATCTACACAAATACCTTTCAATGGTTTTCTCTCCCTTTGTAACCGAGCCGGCACTTACTTAGTGCCGCTCACTTACCTCCTGGTATTCTTCAAAGGCCAGATAAACATTTCCGTCGTCGTCTTCTTCTCCCCACTTGCCTGTAGCGCTCTTCAAGTGGAGCTTTTCATTACAGCCCGGGCAGAACGTATATCGAAATCCAAACTTAACGTATCGATGAGATTCCGTATCACATGAAGGACAGTTTATTTTAGCCCTGCAGTCATTCTCATCCCTGTGGGCAGGAGATTCGCTTGGACGGATTAATGGCAGTTGTCGATTCCTTGGACGAAAAGTCTTCTCTATCATGTCGTCCAACGGATCCACTTGGTTCTCTTTAGTCTCCTCTTCGAGGGGTCCTTTATTTGTTTTAACTGGCTTTTTAGGCTTTTCCTGAATCGTTATTTTTGGAGCAGATACTGTTCTTTCACCCTGGTATGTATCCAGGAACGAGAGTGCCTTATTGATTGCCCCTCGTTTCAGTTCTTCCCCCTCTTGTTCCATCTTGATGACAGCGCTCTGCTGCTTATTTTTAACCCTGATTTCCAACATGGATTAGACCTTCTTTCCCGATTTTTCATCGTTATATTTTTGAAATTCTATCCGCAGTTCATTGTCTGTCAGACTGGCATAATAAAGCTTCCACAATGCTCAGGTAATCAAGAGGCACTCCGTTCTTCGCTTCTACCAGTCCAGCCGAGTAATAGTTGAAATCTTCTCGAGGTATCGATTTCCGTCCCCCTCTGTCTGCATTTACGACGTAATGGTGTATGAAGTCGAAAGGAACCAAAAACACCTCTCTAGCACCCCTAAATTCGATGAGGAAGAAGCAAAGAGCTCCTGCCTTTTGTGTTTCATACATGTAATCAACCTGGTGCTTGTGGATATTTTTTAAATCGAACCTGGTATCGTTTTTAGTAGACTTTGCCTCAAAGTAAATCGCTCGCCCTTTATAAACACCGTCAAAATCAACCGTAGATTTTTCTTCAAAGAATCCAGAAAGCACCCTAGTACCTTTTGATTTCGTCACTTTTACTGGAGTAGGCCGCTTATTGATCACCGCAACCCCCTTGTTCAGATATACATTATTGGCGTAAGTAATCGTGTTCTCGAAGGACATGCCCCGTTTGCCTGTATAAGTCATAGGCGGTCTCCATTCTGGGCTTGCTTTATTTTGGTTGCACGGCAGCTTTCATTTACATATTCAGCTGTTAGGTCATTGACGCTTAGTTTTTCAATCGGTGTACCATCAGCAGCGTGGAAATGCCCCATCTTGTAAAGCAGATTTTCCATTCTACTCCTGTTTTCAGCAGCTTCTCGCTGCCTTTTTCGTTCACTGAGTGATGTTAGATTCATATAGAATCCCCCTTTTTTTAGATTTCTAGAGTACCTATCGAAACGTAGGGCAAATTTAATTTTTCTCGATTTTCGTTTATGCGATTCAAACCCTTATGACAGAAATCTTTGTCTAATTCGAAACCTACCCAATTGCGCCTCGTATTATCTGCGGCAACTGCAGTAGTACAGGAACCCATGCAGTTATCCAAAACAACATCTCCTGGATTGGTATAAGTTTTAATTAAATACTCAAATAATGCAGTAGGTTTTTGCGTCGGATGAAAGGTACCACTTTCACGAGGTATGTCTAAAACCGATTTCGGATAATTAGTGTGTGTTGTGGTGTACTCTTTCAACAAACTAGGATCATTTTCTTTAAAAACCCCAGAGATTCTTTTCTTTTTATTTTTCCTTACTTTAACCAATGGAACGATCCCTTGAGGATGATAGGTTGGCAGTTTTTTATAAAAAACACATATATTTTCATGATTCTTTAAAGGCATGCGCTTTGCATTCTGAAAACCAGTTGTATGTCTGCCTTTTTTCCAAACCCACTCATAACGAAACCAACTCAAATTGCTATTAATCAGTCTACTGGTAAATGGTTGGCTTGCCGTTAATACGATAGCCCCATGGTCTTTAATAATTCGCTTGTACTGCTCCCATAGTTCGTCAAACGGTATTATTTCATCCCACTTACAGTTGGTAGTTCCGTAAGGAAGATCACAAAGAATCATATCGATAGAGTTGTCAGGAACCTTTTTCATTCCTTGGATGCATTCATTGTTGTAAATCGTGTTTTTTAGTAAAGTCATTTCTTTTCCCCTCTCATTATGCTAATATAATTAAGGGGAACACATGTTCCTTTTTGTCTATAGAGACTTGGAAACAAGTCTCTATCTTAATCTCTATCGATGTCCTTCTTATTCCAAGTCAGCCTTGCGATAAGTAGTCAGCTATCATTTCTCCCAAGTCTTCATCCGTTTGTTCATTTTCTTGAGATGACTCCTGTCCGTGATGGTTCTTATTTTTGCGATTCTCAAACCATTCAGGTACAATCTCTCTTTTTCCTGAACGACTATTCCTCTGTCCTTGGCTGTTTTGGAATTCTACTTCCTCGGCATCTGCCTGTTTTTTTGTGGTTATTCCTTTATTGATCCAGTCCTTTAAAATCGACTCCACAAATCGCCAGGATGTTGTGCCTTTTTTCATAGCCCTAGTCATTGCCTCGATCAACATCTCTTCGCCTTCATTTCCAAAATCGTCAATCCACTTAAGCATGTTTTCCTGCATGTAGGGTCTTATAGGGCCAAAGTTCTCTTGATAAAAAACAATAGCATCGGGTGGTGAGGCTGCTGACGATTCTTCCCTACTACTACTCTCCTCTACTTTACTTTCCTTTACTTTACTTTCCTTTACTTTACTTTGGGGATTATTGCCGGACTTATGTTTACCTTTACTCTGCTTAGTTGAGTTAATGTTTACATTAACTCGGTTTCCGTCATCATTAACGACATATACTGCAATCCGGCTGCTTCCTATATATTCCAAGGGGTCTATCAACAAAAAACTTTTTACCAAATTGACCTCTTTCCTCCTGGTAATTGCGTCTAAATAGCGCTCCTGGATGCCTTGTGAGGTCAATATTTCATGATCCTGGTATAGTTTTTTGTTAAATAAATCCCACTCAATGCTGTCAATAACTACGTCTTTAACAATATTAATGTCGACATTAACTCGGTTAGAGAAGAGTAATTGTTCACGCTCTGTCCACTTATAAAAATAGCCTTCTTTATAAATTTTCATGAACAATTTAACGATCACACTAAAACCAACCACTCCGTGTTTTGCTTCAATCAATGCAACCTTATCGTTTTGGTCAATATCTACATCCAAAGGAAAATAATCGAGCCCTTCTTTTTTGGGTCGTGCCATTGATCTTCACCACCTTTGCTTTGTCATTTTTTCTGAGGTGTTATTACGCACTCGGCGATCATTTTTTTAATCCTAATAAACTTACATCCAGGAATATTTCTCCGCACATAGCCGTCTACAAGAACCCTTAACAGCTCTCCCTTTTCTTCAGAACTCTTAGCCATCTCCACATAGATTGGTGGAATGGGAATATTCACTTTCATGGAACATAAACAACCTTTCCAGTCAACTCCATTACCTCCCGTTTAAAACGCTCAGCATCACTGTTTGAATCGCTCAGATGGAGCAACCATATCTCTTGTACCTTAGATAGATCATTAGCCCTCAGGAAGTCTTTGACGTTATCTAAGCTAAAATGAGACCGAATCAGGCGTTTACGCATCACCTGTGGCACTCTGCCATCTAAGATGTTTTGGTCTAAAATATCCATGCTGTAATTACACTCAACCATGATGTGAGTTAGATTTTGAAATTTATATCGGATGTAATAGGTATCTGTGGCAAATAAAAGCTTATCGCCGGCTTTATTTGCCAATAGAAAGCCATAAGGCTCACTTACATCGTGTTGCACATCAAAGGGCATGATAGTCCATGTTCCGATAGTGAACGGCTGAAGTGATTTAACTGGGTGCGCTCTATGGTGGCCATCCAGTCGAAGTGCATCCCATGTGCCATAACTGGCGAAAGTATCGATTCCAGCCTTTAATACGTCCTTGATAGCTGCGCAGTGGTCTTTGTGTTCATGTGTGACCAAACAGCCTGCAACCTCTGACATTTTGAATCCAAAGCCTTTCTGAATATCCTTGTATCTAATTCCACATTCCAGGAGAAGAGGAGTCTCGCCATCGGTAATTCGATAGCAATTCCCCTTACTGCTGGAAGCAAGTGCAGTTACCTCGATCATTAGAATCCCGGCCCGTTACCTGCTGCAATATTCTCTGCTTCTTCCAAATCCATTGCAGCTTGTTCTAAGTCGCTCTGTGGCTCTTCCTGTTGTGGCGCTGTTTCATCTTCCTGGACTTCGCTGTATTCCACATCGATAAATTCAGAGTTCGCATTTTCGTCGACTTCTTTTCTTACTTTAGATTCGGTGAAATCTTCTTCCATTTGCTTAAGCTTCAAGTAATCGTCATCGATCTTTTGACTGTCGATCGTGATGTCGTTATATGCTGCTCTGTAAACTGTTTTCCAGCACATCTTGTCGTACCAGCCTTCAACTTTCTCCTTGCCCACCTTTTGACCGTTTGACCATTTATCTTTTTCTCCACCCCAAAATTCAGGACTGGCACGGTCTGGCTTGCGTTTTTCAATCTCTGCGATCGTCATGATAACCAGTTTGTTTTTTTCGGGTTTATTTGAGTAAACGTGATAGTAAAAACCGCCGATGATATTTCCGCGATCAAAAGGATTTTCAATTGAAAACTCATATCCTTCAACTTTGTTTGAACTATCCTTCTTGATTGGTTTAAAGACATCATTAGAGTAAACAAGTTCGACCACCACGTCGTCTGGCACCTCAAGACCGTACTTAGTTGCTTTAAGTTCTAATCCCCTATAGCCTTCAATAAAGCCAATATCATATTGATTTGTGTTGTTGTTTTTAAAAGGAATTAAGTTGATGTGATTTGGCTGAGCTGGGTCATACCCAATCCTGGCCATTGTCACCACATCACGTGCAAGTTTACTCATGTTGACATTGGCCCATGTGACAGGTAACGCATCGCGGTACTTTTCGCTTTTTCTCATTCTTCTTTCTTCTGTGGCTTTCAGTACAGAGTCCAAAGCGACAAAGTAATTTTGTGCTAATCGTTTTTGAAAATCGGTAAGCGCTACCTCACCGACACCTGAACCGTATTCCTTAACTACCTTCTCCATAAATCGTTCAGATTGTGATTTTTCTTTTTTAGCTACAGCGTTTTCGTTCGCCAATTAGACCGCCTCCTTACTTTTTGCGAAATCAAATACTTCGATTTCTTTTCCATCATCTGCGATTACCAGGCGACCATTCCCTAAAGTGCCAAATAATCCGTAAGCCGCCCAGTTACAGCCAAAACCCTCATCCTTCTGGTGCTTGGTTCCTTTACCGTTCACACGTCCTATACATTTTTGGTGTGCTTCATTAGGATCAGCGCCGTGTTCTACGAAATCTTCTATACTTGCTTCATGGCCACAAGCCGGACACTTAAAGCGCCATTTCAATTTATGAGAGCCGAATGTGTTTTCGCCTTCTTCAAGCCATTCTGCTAGTGTTTGTTTATTCATTAGATAGCCTCCTTCATAGAACCTGACTTCGGCATTACATGTAGTTGCTCGAAATCTTTATGGGCGTACAAAGCTATTATTTGTGCTTCTGGTTCAACCAAGAACTTTGTCACTTGTTCCGCATTATCGAAGAAAATAGGTGCCTGGATATCGAAGTACCTAGACAACACATTGATAATGTCGAAACCTACAGATACCTTCGCTCCATCATTTAACCCTTCTGTGAATGCGACTCCTTTATAAGTTGGTTCGCATTTCTCGTCTAAACCTCCATTAACCTGTTTCTCAAGCATCTTGAATCTAGTAATTTCAAAATACTTACTTACTTTTTCGTCGATTGCAGTTACCTTTTTATTTGTGAACCCATCAATCAAATCTAGTTCTTGCTCCAACTTCTCGTATTCAGCAGCAAGAGCTCTCTGCTGTTCTTCCAATTCCGCAATTCTATTTTTAATATTTTTCACTTGTTCAATCTTACTTAAGTCAATTTGCACAGCGCTTTGTTGTTCTTTAATCGAGACAATTTCTTGTTGGACAGATTTGATTGAGCTTTCGACTGATTGTTGCATCTGACTGATTTCTTCTTCGATTGCTTGTTTTTCTTTCAGTTTGGCTACATAAGCAGGGTTTTCGGTGATATCTGTTACATTGCTTTCTAAAGCAACTAGTTTATCTTCCAGCTGCTTGATTGCATCTTGTTTCACTTCGATTTGTCCGTTCAGAGTTGTGATTTCTTTCTCGATCTTCTCGTTTTCTACCTGGGTTTTTTCCACCTTTTCTTTGGCAGCGAGCCCTCTATTCTGTATGGCTTCCAGCTTTCTAGCTTTGACTAAATTAAAGTCTTTCTGTGCCTTCTCCCGGGCTGCTTCTACCTGTTCTCCCGGAAGGTCTTGCCCGCACGTCGGACATTCGCATTCAACATCATGCTGGAATTCTTTTTTACTCTCTTCGTGCCATTCTTCCCTTAGTTCTACTTGTTCTTTAGAAGTCCGGGCAATGAGGCCCTCATTCATCTGTTTTTGTTGTTGATGTCCTTTTATTTTCGATTGAAGAATAGAAACATTGGACTGTTCTTCCTGAATGCGTGACTTGATACTGTAAATTTCCTGCTGGCCGTTCTGGTTATGTTCATTCTTGATATTGGTTAACTCGAGATCAATATCGCTAATGGCTTTCCGCTTGGTATTAACTTCGCTACCGTTTCGGATGTCATTTATCTGTTGTTGCTTAGCTTCCACCTGACCGTTTAGACCTTCTAATTTAGATTCCAAAGAGGCTTTGTCCAAATCCGAAATATCAGGGATACTGTGGTGGTTTTCATCGATGCGATCTGGAATGGTATTTAACTTCTCGTTTATTTCTCTCTTTTTAGAAGCGATGATTTCCTTATGACCGTCAATGCTGTTTCCATTCAATGCTTCTTTCAATTTTTGAAACTTAGCTTCACTATCCAAGATTTCTTCATCTGAAATATCACCAGTGATTTCTAACAACAAGTCACGACGTTCTCTCCAGTGCAAACCGTTCACAAAAAAGTTAGGTACAGTCAGTAACTTAAACACAGTTTCGACCTTCATTTTTTTGTAACGCTTCAAGAAAGAATCGACCTGGTCCGTTCCGATGATTTCTCTAATAGTATCGTCGTATTCTTTTTTACTGCCGGGAACTCCATTGATAAAATGCTTGGTAGTGTGACCGGTAAATTCTTTGGTACCGGAGCCCTTTTTCTGCGTCCATTTCTCTTTGAATGTCTTTTTCAACTTATATACTTTTCCATCAACATCGAGCAGCCCTTCGACTTCATGGTCCAGATTATGGACAACTTCGCCATCTTTGATAGTCTTGATACCGAAATCTTGGTCATCATTGCTGCCTTTGTTGAAAAGCAACCAAGTGAACCCATCAAAAATTGTCGTTTTACCACCTTCATTCTGGGCGAAAATATTCAGATCTTGCCCATCCGCCTTCAAAGAAAACTCTTTTATGCCTTTAAAATTTCTCAAGTGCAGTTCCAATAGTTGAATCTTTTTCATTACAAATCCCTCCATGATTGATTTTTTTCGGGATGTAACTTACAATAAAATCATCCGAGATTTATTGAAGTTACATCCCTTACACAGAAATGGCCGGCTTATCAGCTGGTCATTTTTTCTTTTTTAGCGAAATGATTTACGAATTGCTCCCTGGATAATCCTGCAATATAAACAAAACCATCTAGCTCAAATGCGGCAATGGCATAAGGATTGAATGAGGTAGTAACCTTCACTTGCACTTCTACATCAGTGGATTCTTTAACTTTCAAAAGAAGCTCTGAGTTGATAGACATTTCCTTTTTCCAGTTGCAAGTGATTCCGAATCTTTCCGCCTGCTCTGCAGCTGCAGTATGTTCTCTAAGTTGATCTAATAGATTTGGCAAAGTATTCACCCCCTCAAATAAGTAAGTACACTGCGAAGCTTTTGCTTAGCTTCTGGATTATCTGCAGCACCCAATAAGTAGTTGAGGTCTTCAAGTACCTGTTTCTTGTCCTCGCTTGCTTCATAAGCACTAAGCACTACTTTGTTTCCATCCGTAAATATTTCTAGGGGCTGCTTTTCTTCCCAGCCATTTACCTTCCGAATTTCTTTCGGAAGAGTTATTCTTCCCAGTTCGTCCAACTTCCTTACTACACCAGTTGATTTCATTTCGTGATATCCTCCTTTTTATAAGGCGGGCCGCAGCCCGCCATCATTTAGATGAAAGCTATGGCCGCATTACCAGCCGGATCATTGTAGACCCTCCTTCCAGGCATTTGAATTAAGCAGGTGACTGAAACGTGGTGCATTTGCTAGTTGCACCTCAGCAGCCGGGAAAGTCAATATTTAGGGGGGAAATACCGTCCCGGCCACTGAGGCAGAACCAGCAAAGCTTGCCTCCCATCAAAAATTGATGGTATAATTTAATTAATAAATTGAGACGCACTAATTTGCTTTGGTCGGCGGTTAGTGCTTTCTTTGTGTCATTGCGGCCTTGAGCTTCTTCCAGGCTTCTTTTTCGCTTCTTGCAATTACCGTTGCTTCTACTCCATTCCTGTACTCAAATTCAAAAGTATAGCCGTACTCTGCGATAAGCTCCCAGTCTTTCAAGTTCAACCCTCCTATACGGAAATCAGTGATTGATAAAATACATAAATAGTGAGGACAAAAAGTAATAAGTACCACATGTCTACAAACCACCTTTTCTTGCATAACTCATTCAGCCAGTTCATTCGTTTTTGAACCACCTATCCGGCTTAGCCATAATATGGTGTAAGTACATCCGGTTATTTGATCGTTTTTTATATGCCAAGATGTCCAATGCTACAAGTGATTTTGTTAAATCAATGGATGCGTTTTTTGCTTCTGCGACCTTTCCTTGATCAGTTAGTTTAAGAATCTTATATAATGTTGAGCCAATTATTTTGACAGCCAATTCAGCTTCGGCAATATCCTCCGGCAAAAAATGATCCATATAATTCATGCATGGACAGCCTCCCTTTTGATTTCATCCATCTGATCAACGCTCGGAATCACTATATGGTCAGCTAATGCTTGCTGAGTCCACCGCCTATCCACCTCCTCAAGAGAAACGCCCCAGTTAATCGTTAAGGAATCCAGGACACATTCGGAAGCCTGGTCCGTGTCGCGTATCTCAGTGGCCAATGTTTCAATTTCTTCGAGCTGTTGATTGTTAAAACCGATTCCAGGTCTCAAGTCTGCGCTCATATCCAGTAGCTTTTTAGCAGCCTTTATTCCTTCCTCCGCCTGCTCTATGTAGTTCTGCAGCTGATTAGGTAGCGATTCTATTAATCTAGGATCGGTGGGCGGCAATCCATCACCGTACACATGCTTGATAGCTCTCCATGCCACCATGTCTCCACAGACTTTGCACCACTCATACGCTAAATCGAGGGGAATCGGGGAAGTACCTTCCTCCATCCTGGAAAGTCTTTTCCTGTCAATGCCCAGTTCTTCTGAGAGGGTTACTTTCGCCCTCATGTTTGGGTTGTCAGAACGCTCTCGGGCAATTCTCAATAGGGATGGTACCGATGAGGTTCTATAGATACTTAAACGCTTTGTAATGTTCGCCAACTCGTTCTCCTCCTTATGGATTTAAAAATCTTTTATTATTAATTTGTGAAACTAATTACGTTATTTAACAATTCCGATTTTTCTAGCGGGACTATATTTATCAGCGATTTCAGTGTGATTGGTAATCCACTCTATCGCTTTATCTTTTGGATATAGAACTCTTTCACCAATGCGTACCTTGGGAAAATCTGGTCTGATCAATACATGGGTTCTAAGCGACTGCGGACTAATATTAAATACATGCTTTGCCAGCTGTTCTTTACTCAATAAATAGGGTAAGTCGTTAAGCTGATCTCTATCTTGCTGTGCTTTATTTGCGATTTGAAACATGATGTCGTACATTTTGCTTTCAAATCCCGGCTCTGGTTGAAGTTCTGCTTTAAACAATTAAGACACCTGCCTTGGAATCCAATTTTCGATATAAGCCAGGGCGCTTTGAAGATCCTCTCGTTTCACATCTTTATAGCTGCCAACCCCGAAACGATCTTTGATTTCTCGATAAAGCTCTCGAAATAATCGACTAGCTTCATCTCTGTCTTCAGTGAAGCTATATACACGACGAGCAACGCCCTTTTGGAATCGTCTCTGTTCACCACTGTTCAAGGTGATTTGCTCGTCCACTTTCGTTTCAAGGGTTGAAAGTTTGAGTTGCTGGGTGTTAAGCAAATCTTGCATTTGTTCTTGCTTCTCGGCTGTTTCAGCAGTTATTTTCAGAGATTGAATTAACGCTGTTCGATCATCTAGGACTTTGACATTGTTAGTAAGTTGTTCACGCATTTTGTGAAATTCGTTGATGTATTGTTCTTTGAATCTCATTGCTTCCGATCCGGTGTAACCCATAGCTAGGATTGTAAAGCCTTGCTCGGTCATAATGATTTTCGGGTACTCTCTGCCACGATCATTTACATAAGTTGACTCTCCAAAATTGGCGAGTGAAAATTCTTGAGAGCATTCCATATCTCTTACGTCTCTCAGAATTTTGTCATGTGACTTACCGAAAACTTGAGCGACGGTTAAGCTGTCAGTTACAACTTGCTTGTCCTTAACAAAAACTAATTGGCTCACTAGATTGCCTCCTTCGATTCATTTTTCTTCGAATCGTATAAATTATTGTCAAAAAAATTTTCTACTGGTTCGTTTAAAATACTTGCGATATTACGAAGGGTTTCTGCTTTTATCTCGCGCCTTCCAAGTTCATAGCCGTTGTATGTTTGTACTGCTATTCCAAGCTGCTTGGCTACAAATACTTGGGTTATTCCTTTAGACTTTCTTATCTCACGAACCTTGGAGTTAATATTCATTGAATCACCTCATTTCTTATACGATTCGAAGAACCTTTATTTGTATTATACATATACGTTTTGAAGAAATCAACATCTTTTTATACTTTTTGTAGAATTAATTTATTCATATTGAATAATATTTTACAATAAGTATATGGGAGGAATTGTCATGTTGGGTAAAAGATTGCGGTATTTAAGGGAAAGAGAGGGGCTATCTCAACTTTCTCTTGCTAAAAAACTACAAATTCCTAATCAAAATATATCTAATTACGAACGAGGATTCAGACAACCAGACTACGAAACCCTTCAAAAAATGGCTGATTTCTTCGATGTAACTACTGATTATTTATTAGGGAGAAGTGATAGCTACAAAAAAGATAAGGAAGAAGAGGACTTTCAGAAATTTATCAACGATCCAGAGTTGCAACATTGGTATTATGAAGAACTGCCTCAATCTGAAGAGGATCAGCTCCGGCAACTTAGAAAGATGTGGGAAATTATCAAAGGGGATAAGAAGTGAATTAGTCTATAACTTTACAGGCTTTCTTTTTTAGCTTGTTTAGTAAAATATAGAAAATATTACACAAAAAGGGGAGATTATAATGGCGAAAAAGGAAAAAGTCAAAAAGCCTATTTATAAGAAATGGTGGGTTTGGGCGTTAGCAATTATTGTTGTCATTGCGATCGCGACTGGTGGAGGTGAAGATGACACTACCGCTGGTTCAGATAAAGCTGAAGACTCAGGAGAACAGACAGCTTCTGCTGACTCAGGCGCAGAAGATAGTACATCAGAAGATAAAAAAGAAGAGCCTAAAGAAGAAATTCCTGGCATTGGAGATACTGTTGAAGTGGGTGCCATGACCTATACTATAAACGAGAAAACAACTTCTGATGAAGTAGGTCCGTCTGTAGCACCTGAAACTGCCAATGGTACTTATCTTGTATTGGATATTACTGCACTTAATAACGGTGACGAATCAGTAACAATTGATGGTTCTTATTTCAAATTAAAGCAAGGAGATAAAACTTTTGAAGCTGATTCAATGGCAAGTATATCAGCAAATCAAGGTGAAGACGGCACCATTCAAAATAGCTTTTTTATGGAACAGCTGAACCCAGGTTCTGAGATGTCCGGGAAAGTTGTTTTTGATATCGCTCCTGATATTGCTGAGTCTGATGACTTAGTGGTCGAAGCACAAGAAGGTATATTCGGTACCGTGACAGAAACTATCGAGTTACAATAAAAGATTAAGCCCTGTTTCTCAGGGTTTTTCTTTTAAAATTAACGCGAACACTTGTTCTTTATTTAGAGGTGGTCAATTGAATACACATCTAGAGGATTATATAAAAAAATTACTTCTGTCGTTAGAAATAACAAAGGCTAGCCAGTTAAATGAGGATATCTCTATAAAGTTAGGAATACCTGTCTATACTTGGGACGAGCCTAGTAGATGCTCGTTTCACAAAGGCAAATACAGTATTTTTTTAAACAATAGACTTTCTAAAGTAGATAGATGGAAACAGTTCTGTCATGAATTAGGACACGCTCTTTGGCATTATGGGGACAAAAACGTCATGCCTTTTCCGTATATACAAATGCAGGAATGGCAGGCCAATAACTTTATGCTTCACCTTGCCATTCCATCATTCATGCTCGAAAAACTAAAATTGCCAACTACCAGGAGTCAATCTATTCTAATGATCTCTGAAGTTTTTAATGTTGATTTCGCTCTTGCTGAAAAGCGTTTGGATATGTATTTCCGCAAAAAGCATGAATCACTATATTTCCAAAAGATAAAAATGAGGTGATACAGTTGGCATCATTTCAGAAATACAAAACAAAGAACGGCTACAAATGGCTCTTCAAAACATACATAGGTATTAATCCGGAAACAGGAAAACCAAAACCCACAACAAGGCGAGGCTTCCAAACTAAAAAGGAAGCTCAGTTTGCAGCTGCCAAACTAGAAAAAGAGGTGAACGATGGCGTCTATACAAAGGAGTCGGATATTTCTTTCTATGACTATGCTGAAAAATGGATTAAAAGATACGCAAAGTTAGTACAACCAGGGACAGTAGACAGTAGAAGAACATCCGTTAATAAGCTGTTGACTTACTTCGGATATATTCAATTAAGAAAAATAACTAAGCCGGTCTATGAATCTATGCTCCATGACTTGCATGAAAAAGAGGCAGCTGCAAATACAATAAAGGCAATCCATTCTACAGCCAGGCTGATATTTAAAGCAGCAATGGAAGAAAGTGCAATTAAACAAGATCCAACTGCCAATATTGATTTTCGTTTTTTGAAAAAGAAAATGGTGATTGAAGAGAAGCAACTAAAGGATAATGAAAAATTTCTGGAGAAGGAAGACCTGGCAACCTTTTTACAAATTGCAAAAACCCAACCTTTTACTCAAGATTACATCATTTTTCTAACATTAGCATATACCGGTTTAAGACGAGGAGAACTCGCAGTATTAAAATGGAGCGATATTGATTTTGAGAATCAGACCTTTTCCATTACTAAAACTTACTATAGTGCCAGCAAAAGAGCGAATGATGTAACCCCTGTTCCGCCAAAGTCACAAGCATCAATTCGTGAAATAGATGTTGATGAATTTGTAATGGATGAGCTACAAAAACACAAAGCATGGCAAAAATCGTTTATAATGAAAAACAGGAAGATATACTATGATAGGGATTACGTTTTTATAAATACTCATAAATATCCCGGTTACCCCATTCCTCCCCAGAATATTTATGAACATATGAAAAAGATTTTAAAAAGAATGGAGTATCCCGTTAAGTTGGCTCCTCACTCAATGAGACACACACACGCTTCTTTATGTATCGAAGCCGAGATAGAATTAAGGGATATATCCGAACGACTGGGACATGAAGATATGAAAATGCTGAACAAAATCTACGCTCACACGACAAAAGGGCAGAAGAAAAAAACGGCTGCCAAATTTAGCAATTTGATGAACGATGTCCGTCAAAAAATCAGCTTTTGA